CATACTTTCTTTACGACAGAAACCACATTGATCTATCGTATTATCGTGAATACATTTAGCCATAATTATTATTTTAAGTTAATTCGCAAAAAGCATAACTAAAGTATGCTGTTCCTGTATCTGATTTTACTTGCACATCTTTAGCTGATCCGTCTTCATGTTTATACATGAAACAAACCTGATCTCCTCCAGAAAGTTGCATAACATCTGCATCACTAGAAGATCCGTCAGAATCTCCATCTTGTACAGTAACAATTAATTTGTTATCTGTAGAACCTCCATCATTTTTAATATAAATGAAAGCTCTAGATTCTATAGCTACTGTACCTGTATCTGTAGTAGGTAAGATACTTTCTAAACTTGTACCTACTTCTCTTTCACCTATAGCTGAAGAATCTCCATCTATATCAAGAGTAGATGTACGAGAAAAAGCTACCGCTTGAGGAAACGCATCATCGCTAGATATTGCAATTGTATATTTTAATGTTGCCATTTCTTATTATTTTATTTATTAATTATTCATTTCAAACGTAGCGTAGTTACAAGATGTAGTACCACTAGCAGTGATTAATCTACATTTTGTATTTGCTACTGTAGCTGCTGTAAGAGGAAATATTCCAAATTCACCAGCATTAACTGTTGCTATATGTACATAAGTACTTCCATCAGCTGGAGCACTTTGTACTTTAATAGCGTTTGTTGTTCCTGTATTATGTATAAAAACAAATGTTCTCCCAGCTGCAGCTCGGTTTATAATATCCAAACCTGTAGTACTACAAGTAGCAGACATTATACCTGATTCACCACCAGCTACAGCTATCTTCTTACTAACTTGCATGTTAAGTTTTATAGGACCTATATCCTTACCTTCGAGCTTTAGAGTCATTGTTATATCATCTGATCCTTTTGCCATTTTATTTTATTTTTAATTCATTAATATTCACCTGGAAATGACCTTTGTATCCAGTATCTTTTCCCCAAGCATAAGCTTGAGCGGCCCTTGTATTACCAACAAAACCTTTCTCATGATGCCAAGCATCTGTTCCAGATAAGGAAGGTAGTATTCTTATTATTGTACCAAACCTCTCGTCTATATCTACCCAATTCATAGACTTAGCTTTATGTAAATGACCTATATGCCACTCAGTATGAGTTGATTTAGCCCATAACTCTGGTCTCTCTGAAGCCATGATCAATGGTAGATCAGCTTGCTTCTCGCTAGAACCATGTGTAAGCCCAATCAAGTTTACTCCATACATTGTATACTTTCTTGGCGAAGGATCATTATTAACTTCTACTTCATTACAATTATGATACCAAGCATATATAGCATCACCTATGTAAAACATTCGCTCATAATCATGATTCCCTGGAACTATTATAACCTCTACAGGTGCTACTAATCTCAAAGTATCAATTACTTCTACAAGCATTTCTCTACACATCGTAAAAGATCGTTGCCATCTTACATCATCTTGTTGAGGTGTACCTTTTGTTGTAGCACTTGTCAGACCTTCTGAGTTAAGTAAATCATTCCCTATTGGAAAGATTATCTTATCTATATGAAAGTTCTGAGAATATGCTAACAGTTTATCAACAGCTTGAACAAAAATAGATTTAGCTATATTAACATCATATTTATGTCCTACTTCTTTTCCCCAACTTAATTTACCTAGATGTAAATCAGGTAAATTTACTTCGTATGCAACTCTCTCTTTACTTATAGTTTTAGGGTATTTTACGGTTTTGTATTTAGGAGCATGCTTAATAGCAGCTTCTATAAACTCTTCACGTACTTTATCTCTAGCCTCTTTACTTTGATCAAAAGCAGCTCTTACAGCATACTTTGTATCTCCACTAAAGTCTTGCCAGGTTGAAGCCCTAAAACTTTTAACATCCCAGAAGTCAAGGTTGACACCAATAGTATCAACCAAGTCTTCTAAGGTTGTAATTTCAGATCCAGAGTAATCGATAAATTGTTTACCGTTTTCATTAACAACCTTTGGAAGGTTCTTATCTGATTGAGGATCCCTAGAAACTTTTAATCGTCTCCATATTCCTCTTACTCTTTCTCCTGAGATGTGCCCATCTTTATCTTTTATCTGATAAAGATCGGCCAACTCATTGTAACTTTTGTCCCTACCCTTTGTTAGTAGGTGTTCTCTTAGTTTTTTTACATTATCCATATACAGGTATTATTAATTAATACTGCAAAGATAGTAAAAAAATCCAGAATTACAACTATTACACTGCAGCTGCTGCCATTGTTACTATACTTGCTGGTGTACCAGTAGTACTTAATATAGCATTTACATACCACACATTATCAGCTGTTGCTAATAAACTTATCTTATTTCCTTCTTGACCTCCTGTAGCTGTATTATCATCTTCTAAATTAAGGTGATCAAAAACACCTGCTGCTCCTTCAGCGGCTGTTGCAGATTGCATTGATATTGTATCATCAGCATCACTTTGCGTAACAAATACATTACCATAAAAATAGTGAGAAGCATTATTTAATGTTCCAGTTGCAATAGAAACACCACTACCATGAGTATCTGCTGATAATATAACATCTAATTTATCTCCTTTTTTAGGATGAAATAAAGTAAGTGTTTCAGCATCTGCTTCTGCAGCCCAAACAATAGTACTATAATTATGAGTACTACGATTTAATGTTTTACTACCATCAACTACATATACTTCTTCTGTATCTTTACAACAATATACTTCGTTTTCTAGTTTTTCAATTCTGCTTAATAGGGAACTTATCCCTGATCTATAAAAGAGGTTAGTAGTTCTTTTACCACTTCCTCCAATTGGACTTTTATACTTTGACATAATTTTTATTTATTTTTAATTATTATTATTTATTTTAATTTCAGATTAGTTTCTATATGTTAACCAATCTTGTAAGTCTCTTCTATCTCTATCATTTAGTGATGATTCAAAAATTAATCCTGTTCTAAAATTATCCTGTCTCCCGCCTTTTAATATATCAAATGTAAAAGAACTATCTGCATATTCTAGTTCTCCTGTTGTTGATTCGACTCCATCCACATAACAATGTAGACCTCCTTCTGCATCTAGTTCAATTCCTATATTATAATATTTTGATGTACCTATTGTTGGAACTGTGAAATCATATCGACCGCCTGAACCTGCAGTTCCTGACTTTACTCTAACTGTTGTTGCATCTTGAGCTCTTATAAAAAAATTATCACTCTCTGATGCTTTAACAAAATTATCAGTACCATCAGGAGCTATTCCATATTTTATTCTAAAATATAATGCAAATCCATCTAAACCTGTTTGCAATTCAATTTCTCCGTCATCTTGAATTTGTAACAATCTAAAAGCACCATTAAAATCTACAGATTTTTCACTTAAATTATAAACAGGTCTTAAACCAGCATCATCAATTAATACAGTTGCACTACCTACTGCATCAATCCATTTCCACACACCTTCATTATCATCAGGAAAGTCTCCTTCACCATCTTGAATACCTTCATTCCATTTCCACCAATGAATTATACCAGGTATTGCTTTAGGATTAAATACAGGTTTACTAAACTTACTTACACTATTTACACTTAAACTTAACATTCTTTATAAGCTATTACTGCACCAGATACTAAACTAATTCCTGTAAAATGACCAAATATAGTTGAACCATTTGGTATAGTTATATCAGCATCAAAATTATCATAATTAGTAGCAGATCCATCTGCTGTTTGCATATCACTTTGATCTAATATAGCATCAGCTGTACCTACAGATTGAAGAGCATAATAAGGGCCAGTATGAGTTGAAGCAGCTCCATTATCATCTATATATTCTGCACCACATTGACCATGTTGCATTTTAGTCTGTGTCTCTACAGCTCTCTCTACTCTCTTAGTTTTATTTTTTGCCGCTGGACTAGTTATTAAATCCATAGTTTATTTTATCTAAATTTTAATTTTGTACGCCAGTAAACACCATCAGTAGCATTTGATCCTTTTATCATTGTAAAAACAATATCTCCTTTAGATACATTTATATTAGAAAATGATTTACTATCTATTAGACTATATTTATTATTATTATCATTACTAGTTACTGTAAATTCTCCTAAAGCTACAGGTGTTAATGCTGTAGAATCATTTATAGCAGGTGTTACCTTACAGATAGCTAAAGTTGCTGTAGCGCTACTAGCCCCATTAATAGTCATATAACCATAAATACTATCTAACTTTAGATTAGTATCAGCTATAAAAGAAGAACCCATACGTAAAATTGGAGATGGGTTAATAGTTGCACCACCTACTGTTGCATCACCATAATCTTGATCGTGTTCAAATGGTGCTCTAGTATCGTATATATCTTCACTATATCCATAATTAGTAATTACTGAATTTGCTAATCCTGTAAATAAATGATAATCACAACAACAAAGTTTATTACTCTTTACTTTATTAGCTGTACTAGTTTGAAAAATTCCTACAGAAGAAGCACTACATTTTATTTTACTTGTATTAAAATCCATATTTTTTATTTTTATTAACCTTATAAATATACAAAAAATTAACCATATATCCTAGTTAAATAATTTATTAATTTTTTCTTGAACCTCTTTTCTTGTTGTTCCTATTTTAAATCTTAAACAAGCTTGGAATCTTTCAACTTCTTTTCCTCTTTTAAAAATTATTATTGTAGGTACATTTTGTATACTATATTTCTTTTGGACTTTAGCCAATTCTTGCTTGTCTGTTATGAGTATTCTTGTTACTCCACAATCTACTAAACTATCTAACCAGACTATATTATTTTCTTTATTCCAATAAGCATTAAATTCTACAACACAAACACTATCTTGTTCGCTACAGAATTTTGTTTGTCCAGAAACATTACTATATACTAATATAAAAAATAATATTAACAAATAAGTTCCAAATATTTTCCAAATTGATTTCATCTTAATTGATCTATTTTATCTTCCATACGTTTTAAATCTTCTTTAATCTCCTTAATATCTTCTAAAGTATTCATAATAGCTTGACGTATTAATTCATCCTTCATATCAAATTCTATTCTACTTATATCAGGAACTGGTAATTTCTCCTTCCACTCTGGGTTCCATTCATTTTTAGGTAGATCTCTAGCTTCATCTATATCTGCTTTAAGCATAAACCACATACTAATTATAGTAGCCATTCCAATACCAATAGCAATAAGTGTTTTAATACTTAATTTAAATCCTGTATTTTCATTTACAAATTTTACCATTTAATTCCAAAATATTAATTTAGTAATTATACCTAATATAGCAATCCATATAGTCCACAATGTTTTTTGTGTTTGCTTTCTAAAAGAAGTATTTTTATTTATTCTTGAAATAGCTCCTCCATCTGGGTCTAATAGTCTTTCTTTAATAAACTTTACATCTTCTTTTAAATCTTGTAAATCTTCGTGCAATTGTTGATGAGTTATTTTCATA